ACTTATATTTTTATTTTCTAAAACTAATTCTTTAAATACAAACATATTTTCTTTTAGTGTCTCATTCTTATAAGACTCAATTAAGTACTTTTCTATCTTAGATTTCAATAACCCGATTTTCATAATTTTTTTTATTATAAATATGTCAGTCTTTTAATATTTTTAATAATTCTTCCTCAATTGCCCCCAGTGATGAGTTTATTTTAAAATCACCATCTTCTAATAAAAGATTTTCTAATTTATTTCTACCTTCTGGTAATCCCTCTAATCCACCCCCTGGTTCTGGTGGTGGTGGTCCTCCACCCGGTGGAGGTAATGGTGGTCCTCCGCCGCCAAGCTCAGCCCCTTCAGGAGGTGCACCTGCCGTTGTTCCGGAAGTTGATTTATATAATTTATCTATCGTATCAAATAAACCAGTATGAGTAATAACTGTTGCAGTGTTTGCTAGTTCTGCGGCAACCGCTCTTTCCATTCTTTGTCTTTGAGTATCCAATTTAATATCTTCATCTGAAAACCCAAATATATGTTTTTTAGCCCAAGTTGCAGACGTTGGCGCTAATGTGTTTGGTATTTCTGTAACCATATCTTTGTAAAGAGTTACCTTTTCTTTCCACACATCAACCATTAAAAGATCTGCTTGTTTTGAAGGATTATTTAACCCTAATGTAAAGTTCTCTAACTCATCTTCAAAACCTAACAAAAATAAATGAATGATTGCAATTTTATTTAATTCTGATAAAATATTTTTTTGAATTCTATTAATTGTTCTTGCAAAACGAATATCAAGTAATGATAAATTTTTTCCATCACCAACTGGCTCTTCAAATCCAAGATACGCTTTTGGTATTCTTAATGCACAAACAAGTTTCTTTTGAATGTATTCAATGTCAGCAATCTCTGAAAGATTTGTACCACCCGGTAAAGTTTCAATTGGCATTGTTTGTGTTGCGTCTCTAACTGGGATAAAATAATCTTGGTCTACAGCCATTTGATTAAAACGTAAATCAACATTTCCTGTTTTATGATCAACAACTTGATCTCTTTTAAATTTGTTGGCAACACGTTGTACGTAAGCTTCGACATCTTTGTCGTCCATATTACCAACAAAAACTTTAAATACTCGTCTTTCTGGCGCCCTTGATGTACGATAAATCAACATAGCATCTTCAGCCAAAACCAATTGTTTCCAAATTCTTCTTGCTTTTTCAAGCATTGATGTTCCATATGGTAACTTTCTATCATCACCTAATAATCTGAAATGAGCAATTTCGAAAGTATTAAATTCCATATTTTTGTCTTTCCAATTGAATCTTAAACTTTTTTCACTAGGTTTTACTTCAGCGTTCATTGTTTTTAGCGCCATCCCACTTTCAAGACGTTCTATTTCAATGTTTGGTAATTGTACTCCACCAATAATTCCTTTTTCTGGGTTTAATTTTAGATATACAAAATTATCACCGTACTTACAAGTATTTCTAATCCACATCTGTAAGTTTGTGTTAATATCTAAAGTGTTATTAAATAAGTCAGCTAATATTCCTTTTATTCTTTTTGATTCGGAATAAATTTGTAAAATGTGACCATCCTCGTTTGGTGTTGTTGATTCTTCCGCATATATATCAAGTGCTGTTGAAATTTCTGGTGTAAACTCCATTGATTCATAATCATAAAAAGCCGCCAATCTTGTTGGTTCATAATAAATTGCTTGAGTATAAAGATTACTTTCAATTTTTGTCCATTGATTCCCTAAATATAAAGATTGTTGCGCTTGAAGTTTTTCTTTCTCAAACTCGTTCCTATCTCTAGTTTTTAATAGTTCTTTTTTATCAAACTTATGTGTTGGTACGTCTTGACCCAATAATGAGTTTGGTCCAAAAGCTTTATTAAGTCTTTGCCAAACTGTTAGTTGATTTGTATTTTGTTCCATAGTAATAATTTAAAACATAATTGTCAAATATAAATATTAATATAAAATGTGAAACCCATCTTCAGTTAGTATTGACTGATTAGATTCTGTTAAAATATAGTAATTCTGAACAATTGGTGTTGGAGTCGGACTTGGTGTTGGTGTTGGAGTCGGACTTGGTGTTGGGTTTATCTCTCTAAAAGTATCTTTTGGTGTTCCTTTTTTATACTGGAATGTGTTTTGAAATACCTTAACACTAGATATTGGTTGTCCAGGGACAATTAATTTTGATCCATTAAATATCTTACCAGATGTTCTTCTTCTATCTAACCCCATTTTTATAATTATCTTCTACCACCAAATAACCAATTATATTTTATGTAATCATCTTTTGATGGACCGGAATTCATTTTCATTCTTTCATTAAGCATATTACCGTTTGGTATCATTGGGTTAAAATGAATTTGTTTACCAACAGAATCATTGTTTGCAATAGTCCAAGAATCAATCATTATTTTTGTTGATTCAACAACTTTTTCAAGTTTTGAAAATGAAGACTCGCCAACATATATTGCCATAGATATACCCATAAGAAGGTCATCGTGTTGACCTCTTTGGTGATCTGGTCTTCCATTTACATAAACAAATGTGTTCATCTCATTATATAAACGAACACTTTTAATTTTAAATTTATGTCTAACATACTCTTCAAAAGCTGCAACTATCTGAACTCTTTTATTATTAAAGTTTATTCCAGGAATTTTATCTTGATTTTTTGGGTTATACGACCAAATGTTTGTAGAATCAACACCATCAATATATAAATTTTTATACCCAAGTTCTTGCATTTTTCTTACAGTTGTGATTCCCATACCACCTGTTATATCGACAACACAAAACGCGTTATACATTAGTCCCCATTTATATGCTATTTCAGCTAAAGCGTCCGGTGGTATTTTTCCCACATATTCAAAGACCTGTTCTCTTTCGTCAAAATCAATTATTTGAATTGATGAAAAGTCTTCACTGTCACCACGAGAAACGTCAACACCCATAATATACTTATGTCCTTGTTCCGGCTCCTTCCACATCCACAAAGAATTACCCATTAATTTAGTCGGGGCATCCTGTATTGTACTTTCTTTAATATATTCTAATTGTTTTGGGTCAAATACGTTATCCCCAGAACCAAGAAATTCACAGTTAAGCTCTTGGTTAATCTTTCGCTTATCATATTTAAGTTTTTTAACCATTTTCTCATACCAAGGAGAACAAGGTTTATAACCTTTAGCAAAATATTCTTTAATTGTAATATAGTCTCTATTATATGGGTCACTATCCGCAAATGAGATATTCCCAGAATGGTCTTTTTCGTCTTTATTTAAAAGATAATCAACCATATCATCAGTTGGGACCAAATAAAGTTCTTTTGAGTACCTTGGGTCTTTCCACCAAAACATTTCAGAAATCTTAAAGTTATTCATTCCTTTTGTTGCTTGATTGTAAATTTCATAATAAATTTGGTCATAACCATTTGGTGTTGACACAACAATAACTTTACCACCAGTAGAAAGTGATGCCATACAAGCAGCCCAGAAATCACCATCAGCTTCGATAAACGCGGCCTCATCAAAAACAAGAATTGTTGGTGTATAACCTCTAAGAGCATCTCTTGATGTTGCAACGGCTTTTACTTCACAACCATTTGTTAATTTATAATGTCTTTGTGAGTTTTTATCTACTGAAAACCCAGTACCAACCCATTTAGGCCACTGGTCTACAAAAGTTCTAATTTTATTTGCCATCTCCATTGACGTATCAAGTTTGTTAGCAATAATTAGGATTTTTTCTGGTCTTTCTTTTTTTGCAAAAACAAGTCTTTTTGATATCCATGCTGCAGTTACAGTAGAAACTCCTGCCTGACGATATTTTAATGCAATATTTTCTTCATAATCTTCGTAATCGGTAAGAAGTGATACCTGATCCGGGAATAACTCCAAAGGTACGTATTTTGACACTGTATTATCGTATGTTTGTAGATACGTTCTTAATGCGTATGATGTATCTTTCATACATCTTACATATTCTAACATTAATTGTTCCTTTGATAAACTCATATGGATATTTCTATATAAATATCAAAACCCCCAGTTATTTTCATAAAGGGGGGTTTTGTTTGGTAATATATTATTTTTTTATAAACCTAGTCTTGTTAAGATGTCACCACCATCGTCATCATCGTCATCATAGTCATTATCATCGTCATCATCATCACCTTCTTTATATTTTTTGTAGTTAGCTTTTGCTTGTTGTAACAATTCATTAAATTTTCTTTGTGCTTTTTCATTATCTGATTTATTATCAGAAATTACATTAGCAATTACATCTTTTAAAAATTGTTCTGCTGGAATACTATAAAGTAGTTGTTCAAAGAACGGAATATATTTTTTTCCTTCATTATCTAAAGTTAATTCGTCTGGAAGTAATGTCCTTAATTTTCTTACAAGTTCACCACCAACACGGAAGTTCATTGGTTCATTAACCATTGTATCTGTTTGACCAATTACTTGTGTTGCCATTTCTGGGTCCATATCTTTCCATTGTGCTCTTGCTTGAACCATTGAGAATGATTTGAATAATTCGTGAAGTAAGATTGGAAATATTAACCCGTTTGCGTAATATGTGTCATTATCATCTTGCTCTTCACCTCCTTGGTCATCATCTTCATCTTCATCGTCGTCATCACCACTTTCTTGTTTTTTACCAGCAGCGCCAGCAGCATTTCCACCAAGGGCCTCAATTAAATCTTCATCGGTAAAATACATTAAATCATTTGCACCCATAATTTTATTATAAAGTGGATATAATCCTGGATCAATCGCGTCTAGTCTATCTTTATACATTTGATAAGAAAACTGACCACGTTTTCCTTTACCCATTATAATTGCGTTGATTACATTTCTTTTTTCAATTTCTAATTGTTTTTGTTCTTCTGGTGTAAGTTCGTCAATATCAAATGAAAAATTTGGGGGTAATGGAAGTTTTTGTTCTTTTTGTGGTTTCATTTTAAAAATTCCTGGATCAATTGCTTGTTCACCCAAAAATGTTAACATATTAACAAAATCAAATTCATATACAACACCACCATCTTTTCTTTTTTTAACAACCAATCCTTTTTCAATTACCTGTTCCATATTATCAGAATAAGGCAACCAACCTTCTTCTTTCGCAGCGATTTCAACTGCTAAATCTCTTAATTGTTCTTTATATCTAGGTTCAAGTTGCATAGCTTGTCTAACCGCTTGCATTTGTGCCATTTGTATCGCCATTTTAACTTGTGGATTTGTAATATTTTGTTCTGTACCAAAATATCTTTTTACATAATCAACAACTTCTTTAAATCTTTTACCAGTAAGTTTTTCAACATCAGAAACACCACCTCTAAAAGCTCTATTTTTTGCGTAGATACCTTCTGGGTCCTCAATTCTTTGTTGAGTCCTTGGGTGCATTCTTTCTTCGTAATCACCATAATCAACAGGTGCTTCCTTTATTATTTTTCTTATAAGTCTTTCTATGTCTCTATTTCCCATTTTTTTATTTATTTAAAATTGATTCTATTGCTGACATAAAGTCATTTTTTTGTTCTTCAGCTTTTGGTTGTTCTTGGACACCTGGATTTGGATCTTTAAAAGGGTTACCTTTTCTTCTTGTTGGTGTTTTAGTTTTTTCCCTCTCCTTTGTTCTTTCTTTTTCCCTTGTGTTTGCTTTTGGTTGTTCCTCAACACCTGGATTAGGGTCTTTAAAAGGATTTTTTCTTGTTGGTGTTTTAGTTCCTGGTTTTGTTTTAGTTTTCTCCTTTTCTTTTGTGTCTTCTTTCATTTCCTTAGATATACTTGTTAATCTCCCAATTGGTAAATTCATTTTACCATTCTTTTGAAACATAGTATTTTTCTTTGGTTGTTTCAACATAAAATTTTCTGACTTATCAACCTTTTCTTGAATTGTTCTTAGTAACTCACCTTTTGTCATACTTGGCTCAATGTGTTTTTCAATCATGCCAAATATTTGTTCCTCTAGATATTTTTCGTAATCTTCTTCAGTTCTTTTTTTAGTTGTTTTTTCTGGCATATCTTTATATTGTTTTTTAGACGTACTATCTGAAAATTCTTTAGCTAATTCGCACCATTTCTTTTTCTTAACACCTTTACTTGTATTACATTTTGCCCAAAAGAATCCTTGTTGTGCTTTTGATTGAAATTTTTCGGTTACTTCACCAGAAGCCGAACCAATAATTGGTTCTGGTGATGTTACAGTCGTTTGTGTACCACTTTTTGTTACTGTAGCAGGGCCAGTTGTTGCAACTTCACCTGTTGTTGAATTAATTTGTGCTTGATTAACTATTTTTTTTGTGATTTGTGCTTGTTCCTTAGCTTCAAATTTTTCAACCAGGATTCTTATTTGGTTTGGTTTCATTTTTGATATCGTTGTAAAATGGATTCCATTTTCTAATAATATCTCAACATTTCTTTTAGTTTTCATATACTACTTTTTTTTCAAATTGTAACACAAGATCTCTCTCGTATAATTTATCTTTTACGTCTTGTTCTTGGTCTCCATATTTAAAAACCAATCTTTTAACTAATGAGAAATCAATCTCGTCTTCTTTCTCCCAACCAATAGCAATAACGCCATCGATTGAATCTTGAACCGAAAAAACATCTGAATTTTGTACAAGTTCTAAAGTTATTTTGTTATGTGTGAATACCCCAACTTTTTTTACGTGGTCAACGTCTGGTGGACTTGGGTAACCATTTGCTGGTCTTGCCTCCCAATTCTCACCCCAAACATCTTCCAAGGAATCACCAAAAATAAATTCATAAATATTTTCACCCATATAATTAGGCCCCAAACCATTTATGTATAATAAGTAACTCATATTACTAATCCGTTGATTGTAACTTTTGTGTTATTTACGCCTTCTTTGAAGATTAAACTACCTTTATTTGTTTTTCCTACAAGCACAGAAACTGGGTTTTTTTCCATATATTTTAATGCCATTCTTTCTTGTCTAATATTTTCAGAAAGATTTTTAACGTTTACATAATTAGTTTCTTTTATTTTTTCGTGTTTTTCTATTTTTTGTATTTTTTTCTTTTCTTCAGAAATAATTTCTTTTTTCTGTGTTG